AGAACAATGGAAACAATTTAAAGCAGAGGTTACAACAAAACTAACACAACCACAATATAAGCTATTATGTACGCTACACGCAAAGTATTTTAATCATACTTATTATGAGCCTTGCAGTTGCAGACCCAAAGAATTAAAACGATGGATAGCTGATATTGATAGACTATACAATAAATGATAAAAGATGTACACAAGTGGGAACGAGCAGTAATAATGTTATTAAATTTAGATGGATGGAACTTAAAACATACAGGCGAGGGGTTTGAGCATTATGACGCAATAGGCACAAGTCCAAAAGGTACTGATGTAGTAATAGAAATGAAGTTCAGGAACAAATACTACAAAGAAAAACTAATCGAGGTTTACAAATACGATAAGCTAATAGAAACAGGCAAGATAGCATTATACTTTGTAAACGACCCTAAAGGTAATTATATGTATTGGTTAAACGAATTAAAAGACCTAAAGAGTAAAGATATGTATTGCCCTGACACAACATTATGGACTAAAAAGAAACTATTAAAACCTTGTTATTTGCTAGATGAAGCACAAGCATCAATAATTAATTTAAACGATTTTAAGAAGTAAAATGAAAGTTTTCGTAAATTTTCGTAAAAAAGTTAGTTAATAATTTGTTTATAACGTTTATTATGTTGTATATTTGTATCAAACAATAACAAAAAACAATTATTATGAAAACTTTCAACAAAATCACAAAAGAACAACTAATCAAAACAGTACAAAACAATATGAAAGATGCGGAGGGTACAAATGAATACTTACAGTCGCTAACAAAAGACGAATTGAGAACAATACTTTGCCAATTGGTAGTATGGGGATAAATAAAACAGGGGGTGTAAAAACCCCCTTATATTATGGGAACACAATTAACAGATTTAAAAAAAGAACTAGCACAGATACAAGCTACACTTATACAACTAAAAACAAAAGGTAGTTTAACAGAACGTATTAAGAAACGTTTAGAGAATAGAGAACTATATATAAAAAGTATAATATTTAACATTAGATAAAATGAAGAAAACAAAAACAGGGTTACATATCCAAACACGAAAAAACAGGATTGAGGTTTACACTCAAAAAGAATTAGAACAACAAGAACAACAACGCAAAGAAGCTAGAACTTTTATAATACGCACCGCTATTGTATTACTAATAGGATTGTGGTTTGTTCTAGGGTTTATTTTAGGCGCAGCTTCATAATGGATGCACTACAGAAACAAGCGTACAATTTATGGTTTAATTGGTTAGCCGATAAAATAATGGAGTGGAAAGATGCCAAGCCATTAAACAAAGACCTTAGAAACTGTATCAAAGCTATGAATGAAATAGGTATGTTTGTAAACGGAATGCGTACAGAGGTCGAAGTATTACGCAAAAGAATAACACTAGTTAGACAACAAAAGAACGAACTTATACAAAAACAAAGAGAACAAATAGAAGAATTAGAAAACAAATTAAAACAATACGAAATGCACTATATAGACGAAAACGAAGAAATAAGCACTTGTAGAATGTGCGACAAAGAAACAGATGGCGATACATACTGTTCAGATAACTGTAAAAACTATGATTTAGAATAATGGAAAAGATTAAACTACTAGACAATAAATACTACAATAGAGCAGAACTGCTTAAACGTATGTTAGATGACGAATTTTACTATGGAGAACTAAACACCTTAGCCTTAAGTAGTAGTAGCTTAAAACAACTCCTTTCAAGTCCTAAGACGTATAACTTTAGTTTGAAGTATGGGAGTGAAGAAAGCGCAGCACTTAGAGCAGGTGCGTTGTTTCATTGGGCAATACTAGAGCCTGAAAAATTTGCAGCACAAAAGTTTGTTGAGGTACAAAGTAGAAACACAAAAAAGTTTAAAGAAGCTAAAGAAGAATTTGGTAAAGTGTTTACTGCAAAGGAACGAAGCGAAGCTGAAAGGCTTGTAGATGCGTTCTACAGGAACGAACACGCAAAGGAACTAATAACTAAAGCAGACTTTGAAATACCTGCTATAGATAATGTACTAGGTATGCCCTTTAGAGGTAAGGCAGATGTACTAGGTACTAATAGAATAGTAGACCTTAAAACCACAACCGATATAAAAGGCTTTAGCTATTCAGCTAATAAATACGGATATGATGTGCAATGCTACCTGTACTGCAACTTATTTAAAAAAGAGTACAAAGACTTTCATTTCTTAGTATTGGATAAGGGTAGTCTAGATATTGGTATATTTAACTGTTCTGAAGAATTTTATTTCAGAGGCGAAGAAAAAGTAGAAAAAGCACTAGACCTATATAACAAGTTCTTTATAGAGGGTGCAGATTTAGATAACTATTGTTTAACAGGGGAGTTATGAAAAAAGAAAAAATAAAATTCATACCTTGTACTGATGAAGATATGCTAAAAAAAGATATAGCTAGAGCAAACAGAAAAAGAACGAATACAAAGCGTATTCATAAATGGTATAAAAACATACAATAAATAAACTATGAAATTTGATTTAAAAATAGAGTACTTAGGAAAAAAAGAAAACAAACACGAAGCAGAAAAAGATATGTATTATTTGACGTTTAAAACGTATAATGCAGAGGTTACAGGAAAGTTTGAACGTAGCGAGTTAAGACACTTAATACAACAATTAGATAACGCAATAATATGAAATCACTATGGAGGAAAACAAAGAGTGGTAAGTGGTATAAACTAAAACCACCAACAGACAAAGTAAAGTATATAGCTTGTGATGAAACAAGCCAAACACATTACTATAGTAGAACTAATAAAAAGAGTAGTTACATAGATAGAAATTTAGAAAAATGAGAGCAACTTATTTACATTACGAGAATGGCAAAGGCTATGATGTTATAGACTTTATAAAAGACTACAACCTAAACTTCAATAGAGGTAATATTATTAAGTATATTTGCAGAGCAGGTAAAAAACAAAGTGAATTAAAAGACTTAGAAAAAGCTGCAGATTATTTAAGACGAGAAATAGAATACATAAGAAACGAACAAGAAAAATGGATAGAGAAGAACAAATAGAAGAAACGCTTAACCCTAGATACCTAAACTATCTAAAGAGTGTACTAATAGCACAACTACTACTAGAGGCAAACGATGAACTAAAAGGAAGTGAAGCGTTTAGACAAAATATAAAATACCAAGTGGGTAAAACTAACAAACTACTAGAACAAGTTTACCAAGAGGGGTTTAACACTATATACTATAACAACCCTGAAATGTGTACAAACGTACTAAACAAAATAGATAGCTTAATACACAAAATAAAAATAGCTTCTATTGATGAACTAGTAATAATAGATGCACTAGTAGATAAGTATTTTGAAAACAAAGAAGAAATAAACGAAACACAAACCGCAGAATTTACAAAGATAGACTAATGAGCAAACCAATGAAAATACTAAACTTATACGCTTGTTTAGGTGGCAATAGATATAAGTGGGACGAGGTTACAGATGTTGAGGTTACTGCTGTTGAATGGGACGAAGAACTTGCAAGACTGTATCAGGAACGCTTTCCTAATGATAAGGTAATAGTAGCAGATGCGCACCAATACTTATTAGACCATTACAAAGAGTTTGATTTTATATGGAGTAGTCCACCTTGCCCAACACATAGTAAAATACGAACAACACAAAAAAATCAAGACTTTTACATACCTAAATATCCTGATATGAGTTTGTATCAACAAATAATCTTTCTTGATGAACACTTTACAGGTAAATATGTAGTAGAGAATGTTATACCATACTACACACCATTAATACCTGCTAAGAAGAGAGGTAGGCACTTGTATTGGACTAATTTTAATCTTCCGAGTAATATAGATAGAGCAGAAGCTAAAGGTATTATTGGTGGACAGACAAACGATGAAGCTAATAAACTTTGCGCCTTTCATAAAATAGATAGAGAGCTTTTAAATAGATATAAAGGAAAACAAAGTAGATTAAAAATAATAAGAAATCTTGTTGATTATGAAGTGGGTAAAACAATATTACAAACTGCAATAGGAATTATTAAAAAACAAAACGTACAACAAACAGAATTATTTTAAATATGACACTACAACAACTTAAAGAAGAACTAAACAAATACTATAAATTTGATATATCAGAACGCAATAGACAAAGAGAATACTCCTATGCTAGAAAGGTGTATTGTAGACTTGCAAGAGAGTTAGGTTATACATTTCAATCATTAGGGCAAGAGATAGGACTAAAACACGATGCAGCGTTATATCATTATAGAGATTTTAAAGTAATACAGGAACGAGATAAAAAGGTATTTAACCAAATAATAAAAGACTTTAATTTACCTATACAACCCTGTGCAACTAAAAAGAAAATAAAGCCAATAGTAGACACGCTTAAAACACAAAACCCTAAGACATATAAAGAGGCACTAATAAACGAACTAATAGACATAGTAAGCAAGTGGGAAGATAACACAATAGAAAACTTTATAAACACACGATTAAAGGTGTACAACAAACTAATAGAAACCACTAAACCACAAAAGAAAATAAAAGAAGTAAAAGGTGCTACATTAAACAGACCTGTTAAAAACCCTGTGTTGTGCTAAAAAAATATAATTATGTTTATATATTAGTAAGTTCAGTTAACTAATTAAAAACTGATTATGGATAAAAGGAAATTTAATAAAGGTACTAAAGGCAATAAAGGTGGTAGACCTAGTAAAGCTGCAGAGCATAAACTTATAGAACGCTTAGATGCTATAATAGACAAAGACGAGGCACTAGCAAAGTTAGGCGAGTTAGTACACAAAGGCGATATGAGAGCATTACAACTCTATTTAGGGTATAGGTATGGTAAACCAAAAGATAGCGTAGATATTAATTCTAGTGAGGGCTTAAACATTAATTTTAGAGATTTATTAAAGTTCGTTGATTGAGGTAAAGAAAAAATATATGCCTATTGTTGAAAGCGATAGTAGGTATTTTATAGTTAGTGGTGGTCGTGGTAGCGGTAAGTCTTTTTCTATAAATGCTTTACTAGTTATGCTAACATATCAAGCAGGGCATACAATACTATTTACACGCTATACTTTAACTTCTGCATACATTTCAATTATACCTGAATTTATTGACAAGCTAGAACAGTTTGGGTCTATAGAGCATTTTCATATAACTAAAGACGAGATACTAAACAAAAAGACAGGTAGTAAAATAATATTCAGAGGTATTAAAACTTCTAGTGGAGACCAAACCGCAAACCTAAAATCTTTACAAGGTATTACAACGTGGGTTGTAGATGAAGCTGAAGAACTAACAGACGAACAAAAGTTTGATACTATTGACTTATCTGTAAGAGAAAAAGGTTTACACAATAGAGTAATACTAATATTAAACCCAACTACTAAAGAGCATTTTATATATAAACGTTTCTTTGAAGATGCAGGGGTGCAAGAGGGAAGCAATACAACTAAAGGCAATACAACCTACATACATACTACTTATATAGACAACATAGACAACCTATCTAAAAGCTACATAGAACAAATAGCACAAATGCGAGAGCGCAGACCTGAAAAGTATAAACAACAAATGTTAGGTACGTGGTTAAACAAAGCAGAGGGTGTAATATTTGATAATTGGACTATTGGAGAATTTAAAAGGTATAGTGTTAGTGTTTTTGGACAAGACATAGGTTTTGCTGCAGACCCAAGTACCTTAATAGAAGTTAATATACACACAAGCACAAAAACAATATATTTAAAAGAGTGTTTTTATTTAGAAAGATTAACTACTTCACAGATGGTTGAACTAAACAAGAAACACGCTAAAGAAAGCCTTATAATTGTGGATAGCGCAGAGCCACGTCTTATACACGAGATGAAAGCAAAGGGGTGTAATGTACTACCATCAATTAAAGGTCAAGGAAGCGTTACTTATGGTATATCACTATTACAAGACTATGATTTAGTGGTTAGTCCTGATAGCACTAATTTAATTAAAGAACTAAATAACTATAGGTGGCTAGAACGTAAGAGTAATACACCGATAGACAAATACAACCACTTAATAGATGCGGTTAGATACGCAGTAGGTTATCAATTACAAAACCCTAATAGAGGTAAGTATATTGTTCACTAAAATTATTTAAAAACGTTTATATATTAATAAGTACAAGTATATGAATGTTAATTTAAGAATAACAACCCTAAACGAGATAACCTTAGGACAGTATCAAGAATACGCAAAGTTGCAGGAGTTAAGCGAAACAGACCTGCAACTAAAGACTATTGAGATATTTTGCAACGTTCCACCAATAGTGGTGCGCAATATGAAAGCTACAGACATAGTAGAAATATGTAGTATCATTAGCGGTATGTTCGACACTAAGCATCAACTTATATCAATGTTTAAAATGAATGGTGTTGAGTATGGGTTTATACCATCGCTTGAAGATATGAGTTTTGGAGAATATGTAGACCTAGATACTTTTATAGGCGATAACGATAATTTACACAGAGCAGTAAACGTACTATACAGACCTATAGAACACCGCAAAGGTAATAGATACACTATTAAGGAGTACGAGCCTAACAATAGCGAAGTAGCAAAGGATATGCCTTTAGATGCGGTTTTAGGTGCGGTTGTTTTTTTTTACAATTTAGGCAAGGACTTATCACTAGTTATGCTGAACTCTTTGGACAAGAAGAACGAGCAGACCTTAGCGGAGTATCTAACTTCACAACCAAATGGGGGTGGTACAATTCAATCTATGGACTATCTAACGGAGATATTACAAAATTTGAACATATCACTAAACTAGGTGTACACGAGTGCTTAACATACTTAACGTATACAAAAGAAAAAAACGAACTAGAAGCAAGACAAATAAAAAGTAAATTTAAATGAGCCAAACAGGGATAAGGGGATTTTACCTACTAACAGAAACTATAAAAGACCAATTACTAGGCGATGTAAATGTTAATACAGTTACTACAGGCGATATATACGATATAGACCTAGCAAAGCAAAGTATATTTCCTTTAAGCCATATAATAATTAATAGCGTGAGTACACAAGAACAAACCTTAACGTTTAATATTAGTGTACTATCAATGGATATAGTAGATGAAAGCAAAGAAGCTACAACTGATATATTTAGAGGTAACAATAATGAACAGGATATATTAAATACTCAATTAGCAGTACTTAATAAACTTGTTATGGTACTTAGAAAAGGCACGCTATATAACGACCAATACCAATTAGATGGCGATGCTACACTAGAGCCTTTTTATGAAAGGTTTGATAATCGTTTAGCAGGGTGGAGTGCAACGTTTGATGTGTTTGTTAAAAACGATATAGATATATGCTAGCTGATAAGTATTTAAGAGATGAGCTAAACAAGTTTGCTAAATACGTTATTCAACAAAGTAGAAGCAACTTAACTAAAGGCAAAAAGAACGCTTCTAAGGAACTTTATAATAGTTTAGGGTACGAAGTATCAAAGAGTGCTAAAAGTACGTCTTTAGCGTTTAATATGGCTGATTATGGTACGTTTCAGGATAGGGGTGTTAGTGGTACAGAAAAAAAATACAATACACCTTATTCTTATACAACTAAAATGCCACCTAGAAAGGCTTTTGATAAATGGATAGTTAGAAAAGGAATTGCACCTAGAGGTAAAGGGGGTAAGTTTTTAAGTAGACAAAGTTTACAATACTTAATAGCTAGAGCGGTGTATAAAAAAGGAATTAAACCAAGTCTATTTTTTACTAAACCATTTGAAGCAGCTTTTAAGCGTTTGCCTGATGATTTAGTACAAGCATATTCAATAGGTCTAGAAAAACAAATACAACTGAACATTAAAGAGAAATGAAAATAAATTCAAGAAGTCCATACTATATAAACATATCTGCAACTAACTTAACGCAGGTAGATATGCAATTATATGTATATACAGGAACGCAAACAACTGATAGGGATAATATATTTAATTTACAGTCTTTTGCAGTAAATGAAAATGTTACATTTGAGATAGGCGAAATAGTAAGAGATTATATACTACAAACTTTTGATGGCGATTACTCAAGTGCAAATGTTTGGGTGGACTACAGAACAAATAGCTACATACAGGGTGTTGCTCAAGGGTTTACTTCTTATACTCAATTAGTAGGTTTTGATGGGTACGGATTTTATGAAGATGATGCAAACCCACAAAACGATAGTGGACTATTACAAACAAACACTAAAATACTAAAGCTAGATGATGCACCTGCTACAATACCTGTAGACACGTCTAAGACTACACAAGTCACATACGAACTAAACGGAGAACAAATATACACAAAGGCGGTTACTAGTAGTACTGAAAGTGATGAGCAAATAGAATACGTTACTAATGGTGTTAATGGTGCTGATGAGTACGAGAATAGAGTAATACAAGATGGTGGTACATTTGAAAATAGTGCTTGTTTGCAAGAGTTTGTAGATGACTTTACATTATTTGACTTTGATACTATTTATATAGATACAACTGATGGTGTTATAAAACTAACAGTAGAGAATATAGAAGAATGTAAATACCAACCTTATAAAGTAACGTTTGTAAATAAGTTCGGTGCATTACAAGATATATGGTTTTTTAAGCGAAGCAATGAAACGCTAACAACTAAAAAAGAAGAATTTAAGCGTAATATAATTGTTAATGGTGTTTATGATAGAAGTAGACACCAACAGAAAATATTAACTAAAAACGGAACTGAAAAACTAACACTAAATACAGGGTTTTATCCTGAAGAATACAACAAGGTGTTTAAAGAGATGCAATTAAGCGAAGATTGTTGGATAGAGATAGAAAACAAAACGCTTCCAATTAGTGTATCTAGTTCTAGTTTAAATTACAAAACACACTTAAACGACAAACTAATAAACTACACAATAGAAATAAACTTTGCTTTTGACACGATAAACAACATACGTTAATGCAGATAATAGAACTTTACATAAAAGGGTACAAGCGTTTAAATGGTGCAGTTAATTCAATTACTACTAACAAACTTATAGATGGTACTGCAGAATTTACAGAATATGTAGAAGTAGGGGATTATGCTACAAACCAAGAAACAAACGAAACAGCACGTATAACAGCTATTGATAGCGATACACAACTAACACTAGCAGATGATATATTTACAACTTCACTAGTGCAATATAGAATTACAAGCGATTATTTTAGAGCTGATATGTTTAAAGATGAAAGCGTTGTAATTACTGATAGTTTACTAAATGTAAGAGATGTAAAAAAAGTATTCACACCATTTTCTAAGCAATTTAATCTACCTGCATCTAAGCTAAATAACAAACTATTTAGGCACTATGAAAATACAGATATAGTAGATAGTTTTGATGCTAGATACAGGCACGATGCTATAATAAAGCTAAACG